CCAATGCCGCCAATGGTGCCGTCAACTTCATTGACAAATTCTTGCCAGTTTGTTGCATCTTGCGGCCCATCGAATCCATTGCGCGTTCGGCCTTGTTTAGACCTTTGCGGAACGGCGCAATATTTGCCGTTAGTCGGAAATTAAGACTTGAAAGATTTGCCATTGGCTTTTGCGCGTTGTTTGCGTTCGTTTATTACATCCAAAATTTCGCCCCGCGTCCAAACCTTTCGGTCTTTCTTCGGTTCGGTTTCCCAAGGAAACACAATCAAATCTTTCGGTTTGATGCGCTTCTTTGTGTGCGGATTCAAAAGAATCGTTGTCATCCAACGCGTCCTTTCCCAATCCGTTTGTTCCTTGCGGTTTTGACGTTCGTTCCAACCTTCAACCAAGTTGCCCCATTCGCGGGGCAATAGGTCGTAAAATTGGGACGGCATCAATCCAATTTGACCGAACGCAAACGCTTCCAATGTGTCCCATGTTGGAACGTTTGTTGTGGTTTGACCCGTTCGGTCAATTACTTTTTTTCGCCTTTCGCGGAAAATTGTTCTTCGAAGATTGCGAATGCTTTTTCAATCAACGCTTCATCTTCATCAATCCAATCGGCCACATCGGCCACATCATAACGGAAAGGGGCTTTCTCTTTGCGTGCCCCATCCTTGAATCCGCAATACATCAATGTGATGGCTTGGTCCAAGGTCATATCATCGCCCAATCGTTCCAATTGCGCCAATGTGGTTCCCGTCATTCTTGAAAATTCTCGTAATGCATTAAACCCGAAACGAATCGGGTGTTTGCGGTCTGCGATTTCAATGATGTGTGTCATTTCGTTTTGTTTTGTTGTTGTTTAATAAAGGGACCGCCCGATGGACGGCCCCGCGTGTGTTAGGATACCGACGCTTGTGTCAATGTACCCGTTCCCGTGAATGAGAATGAATAGGTCACATTTTCTTCAACGCCCGCTTCTTGTTCGTAAGATACCAAGTAAGCGTCGCCAGTATAGTCAATTTCACCGCTTGTTGCTGAACCGAATTTCACTTTCACCAAAGTGCGGTTGTTCAATAGGGTGAACAAATCGTCCGGTGTGTCATAATCTCCCGTGATTGAGTAGGTGACCAACCCGTCGCCACTCAATGACCAAGATTTAAGACCTTCCAAATTTTCTTGCCACCCCGAACTATCCTTCGTCGTGGTTTCGCGTGTTTCCATTGAAACACTCAATGATGCAGATGTTGCACGACCAATGATGTCGTATGATGTGCCACTATCTTCCGAAATTTGAATCACAACGTCAGTTGAATTCATGATGCTTGTTGATGCCATCGTTTTTCTTTTTTACTTTATAAATTTACAAAATCAATCGCGTGACACTCGGAATTTCAAATCACATTGTGACCCGAACGTCCGTTCGTCATCGCTAAACAAATCGCGTTGTCCTTCGAACATACACGATTGAACCTTCACGCCGCCGATTGTTTCGTCCATTCTTACGAATGCACTTCGAACATATTCAACGCCGTTTTGTGTGTCCGAATACTTGTTGGAAATCAACGTGATTCGGACGTCTATTTCGTCAATGTGGGAATCCGATTCCTTTGACATTGTTGTTGAGATGTTCACCACCTCGTAAATGGCAAAAGGTGTCGTTTTCCCTTGTGCGCCTACGACTGGAAAAACACGACCGCCGAACAATGTGTTCAATGCCGAATCGCTTCCAAATTTTGATTTGATGACCTTCCCAATCATTGGCGTGCTTCTTTTACTTTGTTATTCAAAAATGAACGCATCCGACGTTTGAATTCATTTGCCACACCACCCGATTGTTTTGAACGGGCACGCATGGCAAATCCATATCCCTCGCCGCGATATGAGCCATTTTGTAAATATCCATATTCCAAGAAATGAGCGAACCAACCGCCTTTTTCGGGGTCGCTAAATGTACGTTTCACCCTTGGGCCGACGTATAATGATGCAAACGTTTGTCCGCGGTTCACCTTTGTCGTGATGATGCCCATTGATTTGGCCAATGTTCCCGATTTGATTTCAGCATAAACACCGCCATTTCGCCAAACCTTGAACACATTAGGCCCTTTGATTTTCGCTTCATCGCGATATGCTTTCAACATCGGTTTCAAAGACGCTCGCGCAATGCGACGAATTTGTGCCGTGGTGACACCATCGTGCAACCCTTCCAATTCTTTCATTGCACGTTCGAATTCCTTCTTGATGTCCTTTTCATCGAAGCCGATGAACGCACCACCTCCAGCACCCGAACGGGCGAATTTTCCCGAATTTACTGCTTGACTTAGTCGGCCCATCGTGTCACAATCTTTTGAAATGCCTTTCGGGCATCTGCATTCAATATCGTTTCAATCTTATATGTTTCGTTGTTGTAGACAATGCGCATTTGCTCATTGATGTCCGAACGATAACGAATGAAAAATTCAACACGTTTTGTGGCAACCAATTGATTCCCATCTTCACCCTCATTGCCGCGCTTCTCCTCCACCTTGGCCCATACTTCGGCCAACGTAGTGAATGACTTCACCACCTCACCGAAATCATCGGTCGTGGTTGTGAACGACTGAATCGTGATTCGTCGGTCTAATTGTCCCGCGTGGTCAATCATTAGAATGTAAAGATTCGGTATGGGTTCCACAAATATTCCGATGCCGTTGGCAATGCACGAACGCGGTCATTGCGTTGGTCGTACAAATCGGAAATCACCAACATCATCCCTTGAATCAATGGCTTTGGAATGGATGACACATCCGTTCCCACCACATAACGCACAATCACCTGATTGACTACACCAGCCGCGGCGAACCATCCCGAAACGGATTGGATGCGTGCGGGTTCGGAAATCAAATCCGTGACATAAGCGTCCGTCGAAATCGTCACATCGGAACCGATTTCGTCCACATATTTAACCGATGATATTGACGCCACGGGGCCACGCGACAAATAGATGAGGTTCGACAAATTGTTCCATCGATTCGATGGGAATTTATCGAAATATTCATCAATTGTTGTGGTCACCAAAATGCGGCGCGTGTATTCTTCACACATTTGACGTGCGGCCGTGATTAGGGCCGAAATCAAGGTGTCGTCATCACTATGGTCAACGCGAAGAAAATTCTTCGCCTCGGTCAATGTGATTGGTTCGGACGCCGCTGGCGTTACAATATCAAATGCCATTTATCGGGTTTGTTTTGATGTGGTTTTCTTTACTGCTTTTTTCGCACGCGTTTTTGGTGGTTCTGCAATGGCTTCGCAGAATCCCGCGTTCAAAAAATCCGTCACCATTTCGGTGGACTGGATGTCCACCACCGCATCTTTGCGGTAGTGGAACCCAGTTCCCGAAATAGATTTTAGAAATCTAACTTTCATTGATTACGCTTGAATCAAGTGCTTGACTGCACGGCTATCAAGAACCGCAGAATCCTTTCTCGCGAATGAAACGTAGCCGACCTCTAATTCGTCCATGTAACGTTCGTTTAGACGTACGAATTGAACGCCACCAGCAGAACGAACAACGAACTTGCTGAAATCAGCGGCAACAAGTGTTTTGGTACCCGTCGCGATGCTTGATTGCATATCGTTGTTGTAGTAAAGATTGTAACCGAACAATTTGTCAGGTTCTCCAGCCGCCATTGATGGGATGAAGATTGGGAAATCGTTCGCGCTACCAATACCCAATGCACGGATTGCCGCAATCACGTTATCGTGTGCCATCAAACCGAATGATGGTTTGTTGCGGTAAGATGGGTCAATTGAGTGGATAAGGTCCAAGATATCGTCAGCGGTGATTGCAGTTGCACCCGCGGCCGTTTTACCTAAAGACGAACCAGTAATCAAACCTTGTGGTTGGCTTGAACCAGTACCCGTTGTGAATGCCGCGTTTGTTGCGCGTGCGATTCTTTCACCCATTGATTCAGCAAGGAACGCGTTCAAATCGAATGCGTTGTCTTGCAACAACTGCATTGACACACGAACTTGTGATGC